GCACCTAGCGCAACAGCGTTTCCTAACGACAACGGACATACTTACAAAGGTATGTTAGTAGTTCGTTCTGAACTTAAATCAATGTGTTCGCATCATCATCAGCCCGTTGCTGGGATTGCATACATAGGTATCATTCCTGGTGAGAAAGTTATTGGACTTTCAAAGTATACTCGTATTGCACAGTGGTGTGCAAGACGTGGTACACTACAAGAAGAACTGTGTAATGACATTATGCGTGAGATTATAAAGGCTACTGATAGTGAACACGTAGGTGTTTACATTCAAGCAACACATGGCTGTTGTGAGAATCGTGGCATTATGGCGCATAGTAGCTTGACACAGACTACAGTTCTTAATGGTGGGTTCTTAGATGATCCTAGTGTTAAGAAAGAATTCTTTGACAATATCAAACTACAACAGGAGTTTGCTCCACGATGAAGCTAAGATATTCAGAAGCATTCTATTCACTTCAAGGCGAAGGCAAGTTTGTAGGAGTACCTAGTGTATTCCTACGAACCTTCGGTTGTAATTTACGTTGTCAAAATTTCGGACTAAATAAGGACAGAGAGAAATCAAGGTATAATCCTGAGGTTGAACAACTTATTAAGGACGGGGTACATGAGACTACAAGACGATTTGAAGACTTACCTATTATACACACAGGATGCGACACATATGCTAGTATCTATCCTGAGTTCAAGCATCTAGTTCACGATTCTACAATCGATGAAGTAGTAGAACATTTGCTTTCTCTTACTCCACAGGGCAAATGGACACAAGACGATGGACAAGATGTACATCTTATTTTAACAGGCGGTGAACCGTTGTTGGCGTGGCAACGACTTTACGTAGAACTATTCGAACATCCACGTATGCAGGACTTAAAGAATGTTACATTTGAAACAAACACTACACAACATCTACATGACGATTTCTACAACTATCTCAACAACCACGACGACCTTACAGTCACTTGGAGTTGTTCCCCGAAACTTAGTGTTTCAGGAGAATCTTGGGAAGATGCTATTAAACCTAATGTTGCTAGTGAGTATCAGTGTGTTACTGATAGTGACATGTATCTCAAGTTTGTTGTCGCTAGTCAAAATGATTTTACAGAAGTCGAAAAAGCTGTTAGTGCTTATCAAGATGCCGGGGTACAATGTCCAGTATATCTTATGCCAATGGGCGGTCGCAGTGAAGAATATACCCTCAACGTTAAAGACGTGGCTGAAGCCTGCATGGAAAGAGGATGGCGATTTACTCCAAGACTCCACATCTCCTTATTCGGAAATGCCTGGGGGACTTGAACAAAATGAACAATTACGTAGGGCTATGGAAGCTCCTATTGACTATGAAAAACTAAGGAAACAACTATGAATCAAAACTATATTTTTACGAGCGAAAGTGTTAGCGATGGACATCCTGATAAGGTTGCAGACCAAATCAGTGATGCTCTAGTTGATGCCGGGTTCAAAGCAGGCGATGAAACGACTCGTGTTGCTGTTGAAACACTTGTAACTACCAATCACGTAACATTGGCGGGCGAAGTAAAAAACTTTAACGTAAGCAGAGATGAAGTTAAAGAAATCGTGCAAAACAAAGTTAAAGAAATTGGTTATGAACAAGAAGGGTTTCATTGGGATAAGCTAAACATCTACAATGAAATCCATGCACAAAGTGCAGACATTGCACTTGGTACAGATGATTTTGGTGCAGGGGATCAAGGCATTATGTTTGGTTATGCATGTAACGATAACGATGCATATCTACCAGCACCTATCTACTATGCACATGAAGTTCTTAAAGAACTTAAAACTCAAAGACAGCATGTATTAGGCCCAGATGCTAAGTCACAAGTAAGTGTGCAATATGATGGTGGTCGTGTACAGCGTATTGACCAAGTTGTTATTAGTACACAGCACGGAGAAGGACAAGTAGAGCAAGCAAGAAATATTAGTAAACTTGCTGCAATGAATGTATTAGGAGACTTGATTGATGAAAATACTGTATGGCATCTTAATCCTACTGGTAACTTTGTTATTGGTGGGCCTGATGGTGATGCTGGCGTTACTGGACGTAAGATTATCGTTGATACTTATGGCGGTTTTGCCCCCCATGGTGGCGGCGCTTTTAGTGGCAAGGATCCGACCAAAGTAGACCGCAGTGCTGCATATATGGCACGTTGGTTAGCAAAGAATGTAGTAGCAGACGAAATGGCTGATTGGTGTAATATTCAGTTGTCTTATGCTATCGGTGTAAAGCAACCAACAAGTATCTATGTTGAGTCAAACGGCTACAGCAAGAGTATCGAAAAGTTCATTCGTGATAATATCGATTTGAGTCCAAAAGGAATCATTGATCGTTTCGATATGTTTAATTTTTATAACTACAGTGAGAACTGTGTATACGGACATTTCGGAGATAAAGATGTGCCGTGGGAAAAGATTGGATGGTAATATGAGTTTTTATAAAACTAATGAAGAAAATGAAATCATTACAGTAGACGAATTTATTGCTGAATGGATGGATCAAGAAGAATATATCTTAGTTGACATCCGTGAACCAGATGAAATTCAGAAACAAGGAGCAGTTAAAAATACTTTTAATATCTCTATGTATGATATTCCAGAACAAATTGAAATGGCTCCAACATATATTGTGTGTCTTTTTATATGTGACAATGGAGCCAGAGCAGAACAAGTTGCAAAATATTTAAAAAATAATAATTTTGAAAATATGTTTGCAATTAAAGGTGGAATAGAAGCACTAGTAGAAGCTGTTCCAGAACTAAAGGTGTAACATGAATATTTTTAAACCCAAGACTTGGTTTATGACAGATGAAGAAATCAAGCGAAGTAATGCAAGAAAAATCAAAGATGAAAAAGATATGGATCAAGAAATTGCAAATATCGATTTAGAATTTGGACACATTACAGAAGAAGAACACACTAAGAAAACAGCAACACTCAACGGTGAACCATATATCAAAGTAATCAATATGGATCTGGATAAAGAAAATCCAGGTGCTGGACATTTTGAACTAGACTTTAACGAACACTTTGTAGAGTATCTAGCCAATAGCGGATACGAGGGAGCAGAGGAAGATACTATAGTTGACAACTGGTTCAATGATTTATGCAGAAATATTGTTTTAAGTGAATTGGAAGATGAAGCTGGTGATCCAAAGAGTTTTGATGTTTCTAGTAAAGAAGGTCTGATTATCCAACGTCTAAAAACAGGCGAAGATAGTGCAGAATACTCTTGACAACAACTCAATAAACGTGTAAGATAGAATCAAATTACAATAGAGGATTACTAATGGCTACTTTTATTCTTGTTGACAGTCTCAACATGTTTCACCGAGCAAAGCACGTAGGACATCGTGGTGCTGATATCGATACTAAGATCGGTATGGCATTTCACATTATGATGTCTAGTGTTAAGATGTGCTACAATATGTTTGATGCTGATCACGCTGTATTTTGTTTAGAGGGTCGCTCATGGCGCAAAGACTTCTATACTCCATATAAAGCACAACGCCGTGCTGCACAGCAAGCTAAATCTGTACGTGAACAAGAAGAAGATGGTATCATGTTCGGTGCATATGATAGTCTTGTAGAGTTTGTCGAAACACGTACTAACTGCACAGTACTTCAGAATAAAGAAGCAGAGGCAGATGATATGATTGCAGTATTCATCGAATCGCATCCGAATGATCATCACATTATTGTATCAAGTGATGGTGATTATCAGCAGTTGATTTGCGACAATGTAACACTATACGATGGCGTACAGAACCGTATCATTACTCCTCAGGGTTACTTCAAAGATGATAAGAACCGTACACCCATCAAAGATAAAAAGACTAAAGAAGTTCTCCCTCCCCCTGACCCTGAGTGGTTGTTGTTTGAGAAATGTATCCGTGGTGATACATCAGATAACATCTTTTCAGCATATCCAGGTTGTCGCAAGAAAGGGACTAAGAATAAAGTCGGTATGATTGAAGCATTTGAAGATCGTAATAGTGGTGGCTTTAGTTGGAATAACTTTATGCTACAACGTTGGACTGATCATAATGGCGAAGAACATACAGTACGTGACGATTATGAACGCAATAAAAAGCTGATCGATCTTACTGAACAGCCGCATGATCTTAAAGTTAAGTTCCTTGAGACTATTGCAGAACGCAGTGTTCCTAAGAACAAATCGGGTGTTGGTATTCACTTCCTTAAATGGTGTGGGCTATGGGACTTACAAAACTTAGCTAAAGCTCCTGATGAAATGGCAGCTATTCTTAACAAAGGTTATCCACATGCTTAGATACATCTTTGATGTAGATGGTACACTGACACCAAGTAGATGTGCGATTGATCCAAAGTTTCTAAGATTTATGTTAAGATTTGTAAAAGATAATCCTGTATACTTAGCAACAGGGAGTGATGCACCAAAGACTATTGAGCAAATAGGAAAAGGATTATTTAATTCTGTAGCACGTTCTTATAACTGCAATGGCAACTCTGTATGGGAGAAAGGTGTAAACGTACATAATAATCCATGGAAGATAAAAGTACCAGCGCATCAAACATTAAGATATTGGTTAGATAACACACAATTTCCACATCTTACTGGTACTCATATTGAAGAACGTCCAGGTATGGTTAACTTCTCAATCGTAGGACGGGGTGCCAATACTGAACAACGTGCAGAGTATGTAAAGTGGGATAAAGAATACAATGAACGTGAAAACATGGCATTGTATATTAATTATAACGATGATGAATTTAAGGATGTAACTGCAACTGTAGGAGGCGAGACTGGTATTGACATTGCTCCTACTGGATCAGACAAGAGCCAAATACTTAAAGATTTTACAAAGTCTGATACAGTTATATTCTTCGGTGATGCCATTTTTGATGGCGGAAATGATTATACACTAGCACAAGCAATTAAGAAAAAAGGTGTAGGTAGAGTCCATAAAGTATCTGATTGGGAAGAAACTTACAAAATATTGACAGATGTATACAGTTGAAATAGTAAAAGATAAGTTCTGGATCGTAGAAGATGCCGGAATAAAACTTGGTCTTATTCGTAAGACCAGGTCTTCTGACTTTGAAGTAATCATGCAGGATGCTCTAGATGTTGAAACTCTACCATTTGATGCTCTTACTTCAAAGTTCGGAAGCAAAATACTAGAGTCTCGACAGGTCAAAAAGATTGAAAGTGTTGAGTATGGGAAAGATTTAGATAGCGTGAATGGGGTTCCTACTAAGCATAAAGCATTTAATAAACATTCAGTTACGATTGCAGAAAAAAATATACCGACATATACTAAAACTGAAAAGTCACAAGTTATATATGCCGCAGGATATTATGGGCTGAAGTTCCCAGAAGCTGGATGGAAGAATGCATATTGTGTGAAGTTAGAAACATTATATAACTATGTATTCATAGGTCCATTCAACTCTAAAACACAATTAGAAGCGGAGATAAATCGTGCAAGTGTACAATAATATAAAGAAATTTATTGCTGTAACTACACGTGCAAATCAAAAGAATGAAAGACAAGTCCGCATGTCTACAGAAGAAGCAACTAAATTACAAGCAGAAATAAGTCTGTTGTTGCTAGAATTAAAAGAGGCCGAGAAGGGTCCTCGTATAACAACATTAGACGGAGGAAAATTCTAATGCCAGATTTTAACGCAGTAATGATTATCGGTCATTTCGTAGTAAGTATTTTTAATGTACCACTTGGTCAACCATTATATCAATTCGTTCCATTTCCTAATATGCAGATTTGCCAAGAGCATGTACAATATCAAATGACACCAGAGCAAGGGCATACAATGAGTTTAGAATATAAGATGTATAAGAATGCACAGTGTATTACTAAAGAAGAATTCGAAAAGCAAATGCAAGCACAACGCCAAAAAGCTCCTCAACCGATGCCAGTACCAGAGAATTGGGACTTGCAGTAAAGATAAATACATAGGTAACACTCTCTGAGAGGAAACCAATGTATGTCTAATATAAAGAACATATTTAAGTTCATGTTTGCGGCACTTGCTTCTACATGGATATATAAGCTAATTGCAAAATTAGTAAAGAACCCATTAATGTTAGTATTAGTACTAGCAGTAGTGGGTTTATCGTTTAATCAAGGACGCACATACTATAATGATTTTATGGTAGAGTATCAAAGATTAAATTCAGAAAAACAAGAAAAAGAAAACGATACATCTGATAATCTAAAATTTACTAAAGTAGACGATTATCTGTATACGCTAACTGGATCAGTCGGTGAGGGAGACTGTGATAGAATTGTACCTGACATGCCAAGCGACTTCACACTAATACTAGAAAGCCCAGGCGGTAATCTAGCAGAAGGGTCTTGTCTTGCTGCACACATTAAGCTACGTAACGTAGTTACAGTTGTACGTGACACTCAAGTAATGAATGCAGACGGCAAGGTAGTATATACACCTGGTATGATAGGTGAAGAATTAGAAATAGATCACTTAAAAGAGAAAACTGTATGCGCATCAGCATGTGGATTAATGTTCTTAGGCGGTGATAGAAGATATCTTATGGGAGAAGTTTGGTTCGGTATTCACGGTCCTGGTACTCCACGTGAGTTTATTGGAAAGATGAATCCAATGCAAGCTGAGTCGGGTGCGTATCGTACTGCGTCTAATTTGCTAGGATTATTAGAGCAGTTGGGCGTTGAAGATCCAGAAGTTCGTAAATTATTTGTACAGATCCCAAATCAAACGATGTACTGGTTACATCCTAGAGACTTTGATGCTAAACCTAACATTATTAAACTGGCGACTAACTATGTTAATTTCTGGGGTTTGTCAACAGCGAGTTTAGATCCAGTCTAAATCGCACAACCCGGAGGACTAAATTATGTTAAAGAGTTTCTTTTGGACACCAGATCGTGCATTGTATGCTTGGCTAATGTTAGCTTGGTTACTATTCATAGGTTGGTATAACGTTCAGATTCTCGTATACTACAACGCATGGAACCGTGAGTTCTATGACGCTATCCAGACACTACAAGAAGAAAGATTTTGGCAATTATTCTGGAGTTTTGATCCAGCAAGATTTGTAGATTTCATTAAATTCAGTATGGATGAAACAACAACAGTACCAAGTTTCTTAGAGATATTAATCATCTACGTTCCAATGGCAACATACGCTACATGGCAAACACAGCGTTACACATTTGCTTGGCGTGAAGCTAATACACACTATTATCTACGCAGATGGGAAACATCTACAGCAACAATTGAAGGTGGTTCACAGCGTATACAAGAAGACTTAATGATCTTTGGTAAGACACTACAAGGACTATTCACTGGCTTTGTAAACAAGATTTTCATTCTTGCTGCATTTATCCCAGTACTATGGACATTGAGTGAAGGACTTCCTATCTGGAACGGTCAAATCATTCCTGGCTTCTTAGTATGGGCGGCGCTGACTATGAGTATCGGTGGTACTTTACTATCATTCTTACTAGGTATTAAACTACCAGGTCTTGAATATAACAACCAAGTAGTAGAAGCTAAGTTTCGTAAGAAGCTGGTGCATTCAGAGGATGACTTTAGTGAACGTCTAACAGCAGATTTGTTCCCAATGTTCGCCGCTGTTAAGCGCAACTACTATCGTCTATTCAACTATTATATGGGCTTTGGTGTATGGCAAACGGGCTTCT